ATTTATTTTTAATACTATTTACTTGTTTAATTAAATACTTATGATATATATTTTTAGGTATGAAGTAATTTATACAAATACTTAAATACTTACTTAAAAAAATGCGAAGTTATATATTTATTTTTAAATAAAAAAGTGTTTACTTAATTTTTCTTATTTTTTCTAATGTTCTTGCTCCAAAGTAACCACCATATACCAACATAAGTAAGTTACCTAATAAAGATATCCATTGCTCAGCTATTTTAAAGCTGTTTAAGGAACTATCTAATATAACGTATAGAAATAGACTTAATGTAAGAAAAGCTAAGCTTAGAGGTCTTATATTTTTACTTAACCAAGAATCACTAGACATATCACTTTCCCATCTTTTAGAGATTTCTTGCATTTCAATTACATCTTGCTCTAGTTCTTTAACTAACATTTCTTTTTCTGCTTCTGTTAGTTCTTTACTGCTACCAATAGCATTTAATATATCAGATACTTTACCACCAGTAACTGCATCAAATATAGGAGATACTTTTTTACCAGTCTTTACAAGACTTCTTAATAAATTACCAAAGAAAGTACCTTTGCCATTGTTTTTTAGTTTCTTGCTATCCATAGTAAAAGAATTATTATTAGTATTAAGTTAAGTGTAATTAGTAGTTTAGGGTATTTTATTGTATCTAGTCTTATTAAACAACCACAAAGAAACATTGTTAAATGTAGTAATCCAATTAGTATGTCCAAATTACTTGTTGAGATTTGTCTTTATCGTCATCTACGTGTATAAATGTGTCTGCAATACCAATACGATTAAAACCAACGTGTATAAGAGCATTTAAAACCTTGTACCTAGTTCTACTATCAGTTGTTCTTATATCCACTGCTAAACCTTTAATGTGACTTGAGGTAGGGTTCTTTATAGATTGTGGATGGTCTGGATTTCTATAAGCAGAATTAATTACAAATGGTACTTTAGCAAACTCCCTAGCTTTGTCTAGCTTAGCAAGGAAGTCTATATCCATTTTATATTCTACTTCTTTAAAGTATTTTGTCATCGTTTTTTTTACCTAGATTGTAAATTTTCATAATTGTATAAACAATTGATGCTAAAAGTAAAGTTAATTTTAACCATTGTTCTATATCAGAAAAGCTAACCATAAAGGTTATAAAGTTTAAAGCACCTAATTTTATATCTTGCATATCCATCTGTTAATTTTTAGGCACTTCTGCATTTCTAGGATATCCGTAGAATTGATGTACTGCATTATCAGCAGGATAAACCTCAAAGCTTCCAAAGTCTAAGTCGTCTGTACTTATTACATCGTAAGCATAACCAGGATAATAAATAGGATGCTCTGGGTCTGTTGTTGCTTGTGGATTAATAACCTTACCAATATTTACAACACCTTTTGTTCCGTTTATGTATTGCATAGTTGTAACACCTTCTTCTGTTACTTCTTCCCAAACGTTGTTATCAATTAAGATTTGTTTGCCTTGTTGTTCTGTATCAAAAACTAATTTGTATATGTGCATTTTATTGTGTTGTTAAAGATTGTAATTCTGCATCTGTTAATGCTTCTTTGTAAACTGCTAGTGCTTTTACTTTTCCGTAGAAAAAACTATCAAGACCAGTACCGGCAGAAAAATTTAAAGTATTTAAAGTTCCTTCAGATGGTACTAAAGCACTTGTTTCTACTTTAACTTCAACACCATTTACCCATAAAGCATAATCATTTAATTTATACTTTAAAGCTACTTTTGTATTAACAGTTATATCTGTATTTATAGATTGACTTACTTGCGTAACATTTCCTATTTTTGCAAACATTCCTAACAAATTACTACTCCCAGCGACATATCTAATTATAATTCTATTATTGTTAGTTCCATCTGATAATGAAATATATCTATGTGTTTCATCATCAGCCAAAGCTGCTATCTCTGCATACAATACACCCTCTGTGCTATTTATTAAACTTGAGTTCCCACTATTGGTTGCTACATCAGCTAATCTAGTTGCTATACTTCCGTTAGTTGGAATGTATGATGTTGCGTAGGATAGGTTTTCTGCTTGTCCACCCCAGTAAAATTGAGTTGCATTTTCTGTTGGTATTCCTCCGTCAGTATCTGCCGATTGAATCTTTGTTGAAAAACTTAAATCCGTAGTAGATGTTGTGGTTGCTGAAATTCTGTATATACCATTACCATAACTAACAATACTTTTATTTGTAGGAGAACCCGTCTCACTTCCGATAGTTCCATTATCTAAATTAAACCAAACAGATATATTGTTGTCAATTCCTTCAATTCTAATTGAAGCGTAAGAATCTATAAGACCTTTTTTTACAAAAATACTTACGGTAATACTACCAGAATCCATATTTCTGTTTTGTCTAACGTAGCTATTTAAACCTGCTGAACTAAAAGTAGCTTTAGTCATAAAACTTGAACCATCTGGTGATAATGTATTTGATAATTCTGTTGATATGTTTACTAGCTGCCACTGACTAAAATCCTCACTATGAGTTAACAAATTCGTACTCTGTCCTTCAAGCAACCAAGCCCCGCAACCACTATCTGGCACTACTTCTTGACCTAGATATTCTTTTACAGATACGTTGTCTATATAAAACTCTGTATTTGTTGAAGGAACTCTACCAAAATAAATTGCACTATTTGTTTTAAAAGTTGTTACTATAACTTCATTAAGACCTTGTGATAAACTCTGTGCTTCTTGACCAGATACCTTATCCCAAAAAACTTGTGGTGTTCCACTTACAATATTTACATTAACACTTATTTTATATTCTTTACCTACTTCTGTTGATACACTTTGAGATAGTGGTTTCATTGAGGTTGATGCTGGATGATATGCTTCTCCATTTACAATACTCCACCAAGAAGAATTATTAGTCCAATTTGTTAATCCATTAGAAAAATTACCATTAGTAATTAACTCACTTCCTAAAGAATCTTGATAACTAAACCCTTCGTAGTTTATTCTAGGTATGTTTGTATCGTCTGTTATTTCTTTAACTGAGATGTTGTCTATTACTACATCATTACTTGCCGCTGAAGTCCTTGAAAAATAAAGTTGAGAAGATAAAGCTTCAAATTCTAACGTATGCACACCTAAACCTGAGTCCATTGTTTGATTAAATGCTGAAACTTCTTTTATTCCTCCTGAGTTACTTTCTGTTATTTCATAACTTAGTTTATATTTCTTTCCTACAGTTAAAATATTCGTACTTAAAAACTGACCTGCCGCAGGTGTATGCTCTAATCTAACACCACCATTACTAAATGAAGCTCCTCCTATTAAATTCCAATACCCATTAGGGTCTACTTCTTTAACTGAGATGTTTGTTATAGATAATACACCAGAATATCTAAATCTTAAAATGGATTGATTATTTGTTAATGTTATGTATTCCGTATAAGTTCCATTAGCACTTCTTAAAGTTCCGTTTTCATTACTTGTTCCAGTAAATCTAAATCTTGTGTCTCCACTAACGTAGTCTTTAATAGTATAAACTACTTTATAAGTCTTACCACTTGTAAAAGCACCACTTTGGTCTAAATTAGTAATACTTCCATCACTAATAGCCTTATCCTCTCCAATACTCCAACCACTTCCTAAAGTCCAATTTTGCCCGACTTCTTTTACTGAAACGTTGTCTATTGAGGAATCAAAAGCAGTACCTCCAGTTTTTCTACCTATCACAAAATTAGAATTATTAGCTACACCATAAAAGGTATATGAGCCACTTGTTGTAGCAGTTCCAAAGTTAGAATCCGTAGCACCATCTTGAAATTTTAATCCTAATCCACTATTAATAGTTACATCAACTGTAACCTTGTAATTTTTTCCAATAGTAAATACATTCGCCTGAGTTAAGTTTGTAAATGATGAGCCGTCTCCAATTATGTTACCTTTACCTCCACTTATAGTTGCACCATTATTTTTAGCCCAATCACTATCTACACTAAAATCTCCATTAGTAACTAACTCACTTCCTTCTTGTGAAAAGTTTCCGTTTAAAACTTCTTCTGTACCTATCTGTGAAAAGTTACCATTTGAAACTAACTCTGAACTGATTATCTGTACATTCTCTACTAAACCTTGTGCATTAACTCTAGTTGCAGCAGAATTTCTTTCAAAGTCAAAATCTCCATCTCCATTCTCTGGCTTTATACTTAACATACTACCATTGTCGTATGCAGTTGGTGTAAGTAATATTGATGCTTTATCTAATAAATTATCTGCCATCTTATTCTATGTTTTCTATTGTGGTTAATGTTGCAGTTGTACAAGTTACATTCTCGTAATAAGATGCTCTTGCTTGTAATGTAGTTAATAAACTAGGTATTGCACTTGGGTATGCAAAATCATAATAGATACCACCCCAGTCATTCTGAACTGGATTACCCCACCAACTAACTGGATATATTTCGTTTGCCATCTTTTGTCTTTTTTGTTAAGTATTTTTTTAACTTTACAATATTATGTTTCTTTGGTTTGTATCTACCCATTATAATACCCAGTTTGAAGAATTTACATCTTTATCTGGATATACATCAGAATCTGTATTACTTGTGTATTCTGGAAACAAAGTGCTATTAAAACAAATGTAATCAATGAATCTGCGACAATAATATTCTGCAAAGTCTCTTTGTTTTTGTACTAAGAAATCAACCTCATCTTTTGAAGCACTTTCAGCATTTTCTGATGTGTGTTTAAACACTCCACCATTCTTTACTTGATATGCTGCAAATGGTAAATAATCAACCATTGCGTAATGAATCAACATTGGTTGTACATAGTCTGTAACTAAAGATAAATAGTTACCAGTTAAAGTATCTGCAATTATGTCTGCTGATATTTTATCATACAACTTACTTCCTAAATAGTTTTGAATGTGTATCTCTTGTGCAATCTTAACAAATTGTATAAATTTATCTGTATCAACGTTTCCATCAACAATACTATTTTTTACTAAATCTGTTCTACTTATAAATAATGCAGTTGCCATCTATTATCTCTTTTTATTTACAAATCCGTTATTTGGCATATCCGTTGGTCTTTTTGCAACTTCTTTTGCATTTACCTCTGGTTTAAATCCTTCTTTTTTTGCCTTGTTTACACTTACCTCAGCATTTGGATTACCAACGTCAGCTTTTGTCTTAGCACTCTTTGCTCTATATGTTTTTCTCATCCAAAAATGATGACAATCTCCGCCACCCTTATACAACCATATATCATAAGTATCAGCTCCGTTTAATCCCCAACCAGCATTAACTGCCCTTTGGCTCATTTGCTGAATATCTTCTTTTCTGTATATCTTTTTTGCTGCAACCATTTTTGAACAAAACTCTCTACTATTGTTACTTGTTCTTAAAGGTGCATATTGATATCTTACTTTGAATTGTACTCCTTCTTCATTCTCTCCATCTTGTTCACTCTTTGCATTTGGTCTAGCAGTTCCAGTTGTTGCTAAATTCCAAACCTTTGATAATAAAGATAATTTAGGATTGTTTAATTTATTTAATTCTTCGTCTAATTCATCTTCTGTATCGTAATCAACTTTTCTTTCATCAATTAATTCCCAATTCTCTAAATCTTCATCTTCTCCAAATTCTTCTAAATCAGAAAATACTTTTGACATCTTAACACCAGTCTCTTGCTCTCTTGTTTCTTCGTCTTTTACATTTTCTAAGTCAATAAATTGTAATGGTTGTAACGTCTTAAAATATAGGTTTAAGCTAATATTGTTAAAAGCAAGTATTTTGTCAAAGGCATCTGTTAAAAGCTCTTGAAAAGGTATTATAACTGTGTTCTGCATTAATACTGTTGCAGTTTCTAATTCTTCTGCATTGTTACCAAAACCACTTGAATCTTTTATACCTAATAACATAGGAGATACAATTCTGTGTGATATCATTATCTTCTTTTGTGATTCTTCAGAAAGAAATTGATATTGGTTATGTGCATCTGATAATTGTACTGGATTTATATCTGCTGCTGATTCTTTGTCATCGTTAAAAGCAAGTATAAATTTACCAGCATTAGACGATCCACTAAACTTAGCTTTTATTTTATTCTCAACTAAGGTTTGTTTTTCTTCGTCTGGTACTCCGTTGTTAAAGTTGATTAACATTGATGGAGCAAGTCCATTCATTATATTGTTTAAATGATAGTTAGATACTTCTTCTTCTAACTCTGCATATTGTAACCCACCTTGATAGTCTGGAGTAGAATAGTAATACATACCAGCTTCATAAGGTTTAACATATAAAATTTCAATTGGTTGTGGTGTACTTGAAATACCAAAGGCTGGTATTCTTAAAGGCTTCTCAGATGGCTTTATATTAACCCAATCTGGATGGTAGTAATATGCTTGTACTTGTTTATCTTCTGCTCCACATTTTTCTGCTCTTAAAGTCTCAATTGGCAAGTGTTCTACTTTAGCAATAGACTTTCTATCTTTTGAGTATATTACTTGTATTGCACATTGTCCAGTTAGTTTTAAATCGTATGCAAAACGTCTTACATCATCTTTCTTAAATAAAGATAACATTCTTGCATATTGTTCTGGTCTTTTTGAACTATCTGTTGCATCTAATCCTCTACCATATATCATTTGAGATATACCAGTAATACAAGCACTTGATGTAGCACTTCCGTTTGCTCTGTCAATTAAGAACTGAAAATAATTGTTATCAGCACCAAATTCAACCCATTCTTTATTCTTTGTTTCTACAATCTCTGGAGATGTGTAAGATGATAAATTAACAAAACTAACTTTTGA